CATCCTCTCCCCGCTGGCCTATAAGAAGAACAATGGCCTGCCCTACGCAAAAAAAGGCTATACAGATAAAGCGGACTGCAAGTGGTCGGCTACCACCATCCTGCGTATTTTGCAAGATGAGACATACGCCGGAACGCTGGTCCAGGGCAAGCAGAGTACATCCAACTACAAGATCAAGCAGAAAGAGCAGCGCCCAGTCTCTGAGTGGGTCCGCATCCCGGACGCACATGAGGCGTTGATCCCCAAGCAGGATTTTGACCTTGTGCAGCGCATCCGGGGAATGGAAACCCGTACCTCTCCGCATAAGAGTACCGTCCACCTGTTCTCCGGCGTCCTGGTCTGCGGATGCTGCGGCAGTCGCATGACCCGGAAAACCAACCATGCAAACGGCAAGGAGTACCATTACTACTACTGTCCCACCGGCAAAAAGCATGGCTGTACTGCTCCGGCCATGGTCAAAGAGAGCGATTTGACCGCCTGCGTTCAGCAGAGTTTGAAAGCCTATATCGACAACGTGGCCTCGCTGGAAACGCTGCTGGCGAAAGTGGACGAGCAGAGCATCAACCGGGCGCTGGTCAAAGAGTACAGCGACCATATCACCAGTAACGAGCGCCGCTTGCAGCAGGCGATGGAGTTCAAAGCCCGCCTGTACGAAAACCTCGTCAGCGGCACCATCACGAAAGATGAATACGCCTACTACAAGGTCAAATACACAAAGCAGGCCGACAGCGCCAAAGAGAGCATCAAGGTTCTGAAAGAGAAGATTCAGAAAGTGTTGGAGAACCAGAGTGAGCGCAATCACTGGATTTCCCACTTCACGCAGTTTTCCACGATGGAAACCCTGGACCGCAAGGCTCTCGTCCACATGGTCAAGACCATTAAGGTTATCAGCAAGACAGAACTGGACATTGATTTCACCTACAAGGATGAGTATGAACGGGCGCTGAAGGTTATCAAGATGGCCGGTTTTACCATGCAGCCGGAGGAACAGGAAGAAATGACCGAACAGAGAAAGGCAGGATAAGCCATGGCAAGAAAGAGCAGAAAAGCAGCTGCGGTCGTGACTGCACCCGAAATCGACGTGACCTGTCGCGCCGCCGTTTATGTCCGCCTCTCCGTGGAGAGCAAATATTCCCACAGCGAATCCATCAACACGCAGCAGATGATTATTGCTCAGTATCTGGAGAAGAATCCTGAGATCAGCGTCTATGACACCTACATCGACAACGGCGCGACCGGCACAAACTTCCACCGTCCCGCTTTTCAGCAGATGCTTTCCGACATCGAGGCCGGTTGCGTCAACTGCGTCATTGTTAAGGACCTCTCCCGCCTGGGCCGGAACAGCATCGACACCGGTTATTACATTGAGCATTACTTCCGCAGCAGAAATGTCCGTTTTATCGCTATCAACGAGCAGTACGATACCGCTGACCCTGACGATGCACACTCCGGCATTATGATTCCTCTGCGGAACATGATAAATGAAGCCTACGCGCTGGACATTGGCCGGAAAATCAAAGCGCAGCAGCGGCAGGCGATGAAGGACGGAAAGTTTGTCGGCGGCAGGGCACCTTATGGATATTTGAAAGCGCCGGATGACTGCCACCAGCTCATCATTGACCCTGATGCAGCTCCCGTGGTCCGTCAGATATTCCGGTGGGCCTCCCAGGGGGAGGGACTGAACACCATCGTCCTGCGTCTGAATAAGGCCGGGTACTTGGCCCCCAGCTACTATAAGAAGTCCCAGGGGACAATCTCCAACGAAAAGCTCCTGGGTAACGGCAACTGGCAGACTTGGACCGTCAAGAAGATTCTCCGGTCCGAGGTCTATACCGGAGATCTCGTTCAGGGCCAGACAAAAATCATCGACCATAGACAGGTCAAGGCCGCCAGGGACGAGTGGACGGTGGTGCGCGGGACCCATGAGGCGATCATCAGCAGGGAGCTGTTCGACACCGTGCAGAAGAATCTCGACCACGCCGCCGCAAAGCGCGAGCAAACCGAGGTCCGGCCCTATACGCCGAATATTCTCCGGGGCAAAGTGTTTTGTGCCCACTGCGGCGGGAATCTCCACCGGATGCGCTGCCCCCGGAAAAAGGGAGCTGACCGCTATGCGTTCCACTGCATCAGCAACAGCCGGGTTGGAAAAAAGGATTGTCCAGGCGTATTTATCTATGAGGAATCGCTGTTGACCAGCCTTGCCGATATGATACAGGAAGAACTCAACACGGCCCTGGGCCAGTATTCACTCTCTCTGGCACAGACTGCCCACCTGGCATCTGAACGAGCAAAACTGAAAGAGAAGATCGCCAGCCGCAGACGCGACACCCATCGGCTGCGCGAGTCCATTCGTGGCCTTTATGAGCATCTTGTTGAGGGGATTCTGTCAAAGGATGAATACTTCTCCCTCAAAGGTAGCTATGAAACGAAGATCGAGCAGCTTGCCGCCGAGATCGGCCAGCTGGAATCAGGGGTCGCAGCCATTGACCGGCAGATCGAGGAGTACCGGACTTTGGAAAAAGATGCAGAGGACATCCGGAAAAAACGGGAGCTGACGGCAGAGCTTATCGGCCGGCTGATTGACCGCATTGAAGTGTCCAAAGATAAGAAGCTCACCGTCCGTTTTAAGTTCCGCAGCGAGTTTGAGAGCTGTGAGGAGGTTTTGGAACAGTGCAGAAATATGAAATAGCCCTCTACATCCGACTGTCCATCGAGGACTACAAATACGACAGTCTGAGCATTGAAAATCAAAGCCTTGTCCTGCATGAGTTTGTCGCCTCCATGCCCGAATCTGAAAACGCTGAGGTCACGGAGTATATCGACAACGGTTACAGCGGCACGAACTTTGAGCGGCCCCAGGTACAAAAGCTGCTTGAGCTGGTGCGGGAGAACAAGATCGACTGCATCATTGTGAAGGACCTCTCCCGCTTTGGCCGCAACAGTATTGAGACAGGTTACTTCATCGAGCGCGTTTTCCCTCTGTTCCACACCCGCTTTATCTCTGTCAGCGACGATTTCGACACCAATAATTTCCGGGGCGACACCGGGGGCATGGACGTAGCTTTCAAATATCTCATCAACGAGTATTACAGCCGCGATATGTCCATGAAAACCAAGAGCGCCAAACACGCCAAAATGCAGCGCGGCGAGTATCAGAGCAAAATCTGTCCCTATGGCTACCGCAAGAGCGATGACGGCAGAATGGAGCCTGACCCGGAGGCCGCTGCCGTTGTGCAGCTCATCTATGAACTTGCTGCCAGCGGCACAAGCGCCGCCGAGATTGCCAGGGAACTGTTTCGCAGGGGCATCCCGACCCCTGGCGAGTACAAGGCGGCCCATGGCAACCACACCCACGACATTTCCCGCACTCATGGGATATGGTGCAGCTCCACCGTTCTGCGGATTTTGGAGGACGAGCGGTATATTGGGTCCTATGTCATCGGCAAAAGAGCTGTCATTGAAGTAGGCGGTTCCCGGAGCCGCATGAAAGACCGGGAGAAGTGGCATATCATTCCTGACCATCATCCTGCAATCATTGACAAGGCCCTGTTTGAGCAGGTGCAGGCCACCCAGCGCCGGTTTTCCCAGCCCCATAAAGTAAAGCATGACTATCCCCTAAAAGGCATTGTGTTCTGTGGCTGCTGCGGCCATGCGCTGTCCCGTACAACGCAGAAAACAGCGCGCTATATTTGCCGCCATTCCCAGGCAGACGAATCCCTCGACTGTCATAATGCGGCATACAACGCCGCCAAGCTGGAACAGGCCGTTCTCCTGCTGATGAAAAAGCAGCTGGAGGCCACGCTGCCAGTCAATCCCGATGGCACGATTCAGCTGAAAGCAGTTGTTGAGGAACGCTCCGCATACGAACAGCAGATGGACGAACTGCTGGACTGCAAGCAGAGTCTCTTTGAACAATACCTTATGGGTGAGATCACTCTGGAATCCTATCAGGCCCAAAAGGCCATATATGACGAGCGGCTGCTGCTAATAAAAAGCGCCTATGCCGCAGTCGTGGCACAGGCAAAGAAGAAGCAAGAAGAACTGGAACGGCGCAGCAGTCGCCAGAACGCGGCAAAACTGTTGGAGGACGCCGACGAACTGACAACGGCCATGGTCAGTCTCCTGATTGAAAAAGTGTGTGTATTCCCGAACAAGAAAATCGAGATCGAGTACAAGGTCCGGGATATTTTTGAATGAGGTAAAGAGTATGAGAGCTGCCTTTTATTGCAGGATCGGAGGACAGGGATACGGATTCCTCCTTCCCGAAGAAGCTGATAAGCTCCGCGAGTTTTTCGCAGAGCATCAGGATAAGCCTGCGCTTGAAAAACCTTCAAGCGCAAGCAAAATTTTTTGTCGTGAGCTTGACATACGGGTGACGCAGATCATGGAACCGGACACTTTCGTCCAGACCGACTGCCTTCAGGATTTTCTTGTGTAGCCTGGCGATGGCCTCCGGACTCCAGATACCACCGGTTCTGGGAGACGGGAACAGGTAGATGCTGTCGGGATGATTCTTTCTATCTTCTACCAGCAAGTCCACTGCCTGCTGCGGGATGACTACCGTGCGGATGGAGTTGGGCGTCTTGGGCGGGGCCGTTACCAGCTTGCCATCCAGCTTGATGGCAGTCTTGGTGACCTTGATGGTTCGCTTTTCCACATCCAAGTCAGACCAGAGGAGAGCAATCAGTTCACCTCGGCGCAGGCCGGTGGTCAGCTCCAGATAGAAGATGGGGAGCACACCGAACTCCTTGGCCTGTCGCAGGTAATCGCCCACCTTATCCGGCGGAAGGACTTTCATTTCCTTCTTTTCAA